GCAGCAGCCGCATTGTTGTCAGTGCACAGCTCGATAAAAATCTGCTCATAAGCCGGCGTCTGAGAAAACGCGTCGGAGAGCTCTGCAGACTTAACGAAGCGCTTTCCGTCCTCGGACTTCTCACCGTACGACATCATGATAATATCATTGAAAGCGTTCATGATCGCGGCGCCATCGTTAGCCTTCACGATAGTGTCGAGATACTGCTCAAAACCACCTGGATAAGAGAGCTCAAGCTTGATAACCTCAGCCTTGTTAAGATTGAAAAAGAAATCCTCGGTATGCTCGATACCGTTGAAATCGACATACGTAACAGTCTTCTTGAACATTTTTAATCCTTTCTTTATTCTAAAAAAAGAAAAAAAGAGAGCCCTGAGAAAATACCAGGGCTCTCTTTGTCTAACTTCTATTTTGATTACGCAGCGTTAAGAAGCTGGACAATCTCATCGGGAGTCGGAAGCGTGGGCTCCTCAGACTCCGTACCGTAGAGCTTGTCAGTAAGCTTCTTAAGCTTCTCGGGCTCAAGCGTAGACGCATTAATCTTAAGATGCGAAACAGGCTTGTGACCCTTAACCGGAACAGGAGTAGTGTCGAAGTCATACGAGAAGGTCATAGCCTCGGGCGAATCGTTGATCGACTCATACTCGGACTCAGACGGAGACGCGGTTGCGCCATAGACGAGGTGAATAATGAAATCGGTAGGCTCAGCCATAGAGTCATCGCCAGCCATAGTACGGTAAGAGAAACCAAACTTCTGGCGAGCCTGCTGACCGATGGTAATGCCCTTTACAAGCTCAAGCTCACCGTTGCACGCAAGGAACTCATCCGGATACGTGTAGCACTCGATATTGCCGCCGAAAGTCTCAGCCGAACGAATGGAGCCAAACTTAAGGTTGTCGGCATAGAAGTCCTGCGCCTCAGCACCGTCCGGAGACTGCGTAACCTTGGTCAGACCATTCCACGCAACTCCGTGAGAATACGCGTTAGAAATGAACGGATACAGAACGCCATGATCGACACCAAGCTCGTACTTACGAGTACCAGCCGCATCCCAAGTGAGAATAGCCATGTATTACTCCTTAATAACTAGAAATATAAACATTAAACACGTAGTGATAGAGGCCGTCAGCTTTATATGATCGTTCGAAACGACAGAAAGCAAAAGAATCAAACATTTTTTTAAGTGGTTCGTCGTCTGCTTTACGTGTGATGTACGTGACAGTATAGTTGCGATAATCCGCGTAACGTATACTGTCAGCATAAAACACATTAGTGTTCGACAACGAATATAAAAAGCACGGATACTTAAGCGTTAAGCTTGCATCTGGGTTATAGTATACATTACCGGAGCCCAGAATATCTTGTAACTTTTTATTCAGATCAATCCGTGACCCCATTGTACACCTCCCCCAGATGCATAACTACTCTATGCCGATCGACCTCTATACTACTAACTCGCCAGGCAACATCGTTAATGATGACAAACTTTACGTCAGACAAATGAGCCATCATATAGCTGTCAGCAACAACGCTAAGCTGATTGGAGAGTTTTAAATCGTCGTTAGTGCTATTAGAAGTCGAGACGATAGAATATCCGTTACGGAGCATGTCACCGTAGTATTTTCTTTTGGTAATAACATTTGCTTCCCATACGCCTGGGCTAACTTCGCCTTGAGAAGTAAAACCAACAAGACCATGAAATCTAGTCATTCTATCGCCCCGTTACTTCCATTTTGATTACGCGCCAGCCTTGACGAGAGTGCCAGCACCGAGCTTGTACTTAGCGGTATCGTACTCGAGAGCGATAGCGCTGTACGGGTGAGTCAGGCAGCCAGAGGTACGCGCCTCGATGAGGTACTTGTACTGGTTGAAGTCGATGTCGAAGTCATCGAAGAAGCTCTCGCCAGCACCCTTGTCTGCGCCAAAGGTGTAATCGCCAGGATTGACGATAAGACCAAGAAGACCCATGGTGTTGGTCTTGTCAGTACGAGTGACGTTCTCGAGGACAGGAACCTCGACGATACGAGACACGCGCATAGCAGAAGCGAGCTCGCTCTCGTTAGCATACAGGCGGCGACCCATCTTATCACGCGCGAGAAGGAGCATGGTGATGATGTCGTTGGTGGCGTAAAGAACAGGAGAGCCAGAACCCTTATAGTTCTTACGAGCACGCACAGCGAGATCGACGAGGCCGTCAGCGTTCGCGAGAGTGTCGTCGGTAACGGACTGATAGATGGTGTACACGGTGGAATCGCCGTAGATAGGACGAATGTGATCAGGCGAGATCTTGTCCTCAGCCTCAGCATTACGGCCGTCACCGACCAGAGCGGCACGAGCAATCTCCTCGCGGAGCATTGCCTGCATCTCAGCCTTCAGCCAAACAACAATGTCGAAGTCGGTGATGTCAAGAACGTCGTCACGATCAAGCTTCTGCTTCTTGTACACGGTCTGCGGATCGGTGGTACGCTTGAGCAGCGGGAAGACCTCGTTCTGCTTCTGCTTACCGGTGATGTAACCCTTAGCGCGAGCCTCGTCAGCAGTAAGAGTTGCAGCCGTGGACTTGATACGAGAGAACGGCGACTTGTGAGTTGCGTTAACAAAGTCGGCGACCCAAGCCTGGTCACGAGTGATCATGTCAGGCTGGTTCTGGAGAGCCTTGTAATCAGGGAACAGGTACTCGATGTCCTGGATGCCGTAGTTCAGGCTGTGCGTACGGTTGCCATCGTGCTCGATGACGTCGCCGTACTGATCGGTGAACGCGAACTCGTCGGCAAAGTCCTTCATGGAAGTAACGTGGCCGCTCTTTGCCGCAGTAAGGAAGCTGTTGAACGCGTCGTGCGAAATAACGGGCTCGGCAAGGTTCTCGCTCTCAAAAACATTATGCTTCATGGAATTATCCTCCGTAGTCTGATCGGAATTATCAGTATCGTTTCCAGCGGCCTTCTCGATCTCGCTGAGAACGGTTCCTACCAAATAGTTTGCAACCTTCTTCTTGGCATCGTCCATACCATCGTAAACCGGGCTAGCTGCGTCGGGATCAAGCATCTTAGGCGAAGACGGAACAGAAAGACTACCAAAGTTGCCAGCAACCTTGGAAATATCAAGTCCGGTCTGAGACGCAATGACGGAAAGAACTACGTTCTTCTCATCGTCGCTGAACGTATTCCAAACGTCGCCTACCGTCTGTCCACTGTTGGATTGATTGCTCTGGGGCGCACTTCCATTTTGATTGGACGCCGGCGCATCGGCATGCATGAGCACCGGAGAAATGGACTCAAGCCCAGTATGGATGATAGCCTCATCAAGGAAGTCAGTGGTACCGTCACTATGCTCCATGGAAACCTGGTCGATGGTAGCGCCCGGATTAGCACCAGAAAGAACGAGAGACACCTCTCGAATGTTTCCGTGCATAACATTCACAGGATGCGTACCGGACTGGACAAGCTGGTTGGCATAGATCGACATCGAGTTAAGATCGCCATGCTGGACCATAGCCTTGGCCGTCTGCGCGTTCGGCGTGTCGTTAAACGAACCATAGCCATAAACACCATCGGGCCTATTCTCCATATCAACAAAACCAAGAACATTGTTAATGTCATTGTGCATGTGCTGGAACACAAGAGGAACCCTAGCCCCATCCTGGTCCTTAAATGCATCATGACGAATGACTCGGCCATCACTGCAAACGATATCGTTCTTAG